CAGCGTGGTTGTGACATTGCTGTTTAAAGCTATCTCTTCAGCGTGAACGATCTGAGCCGATGCCACGAGCGCTGATCGCGCAACCAGTTGCTCTGTGCGTGTCGAAGCGTCGAGCTCAGAAATTGACTCTGCGGCAAGTGCCGTTCCCAGATCGCTCTCGAGGTTCGTTAGCGTGGACACTACTCGACCCTCTCAACCTCAATGACTGCGGCCTGGGTCCGCACGTTTGCATCGTGAGCCTCGCTCCAGAAAGTCTCAGTCAAAAACGCGTCCACCAGTCCAGTAACAGCCCCGCCGAGATACTGATCAGCCAGAAGCGCCGCCGCAAACGCTTCCCATTCACTGATGACAGTTTTCCGCGCAATACTTACGTGCCATTGAACCGTCAGAGCGTACTGGTCAGTCACCTCGGTCTGTCCGAATTCGAGCCGTGTACCCGCCGAACGCGTCTTGCGTACATGGGCAGCGCGTAACACGCCCTCGGCTTGTGGGGGTGTACGGGGGCCAGTCTCAGAGCTCAATCCTGAGATCGCGCCGTCGAGCATCGCCACAAGCGCGGCCTCGATGTCGCTCTGAACACTCACGGTCTAGACTGCGCTCGAGTCAAGGCCTTCCGAAACAGCTTGGGGGCGTCCCGTGGGACAACCTTCTGGGCTGCCGGCTCGAGAAATGCGCGACGGGGATAGGGTTTCAGTCCGAGCTCATGTTGCGGCCCGTATCGCACGGGCGTCCCCACCACGTATCGCTTCGGCGCTCCACTGTTGTCGGTGCCAATCGATCGAGTCAAATGCCCCGTGCGCCAAGTCAACCTGGTCGGCAGCGGGGGAGCGTGTTCGCCCCGGTTGCGAATGATCTGATTTTCCTGCACGTCGGCCTTGACCAGCTTTCCCAGATCCACCATGACTGCATCCGACACACTTGCACGCTTGCCGGGGTCGAGACGATCCAGATAGCGCTGTAATCGTTTCGCGTCTTTGAAATTCCAGCGCACCCCGGGGTTGGCCATCAGACGAACCTTGCGTATCGCGCCAGCGTGGCCTTGGCCATCGGCAATTTTCTGATGGCCTGAGTGAAATAGTCCGCGTTGCCGCTGTCCGCGTTGGCCTGAGCTGACAATCCCATCCGGGACGAACCTACGCCCCACCCCGACTGCTTGACCATGAACGCGCAGATTTCACGCGCTGCGAATTCGAGGTCAGCCGGCACGCGATCGATCGTGGTGTAGTCCACTTCGATATTGCGTACACCAGAAGCCCAGGAAACGGTCGCGCCCGAGCTCAAGCGGTGCACCAGGCGCTCGCGACTGAGCTCATATGCGCCAGTGGCAAGCGTGTCCGATCCCTCGCGCACCTCTTCGATACTCTGCGCGGGCTTGTCGAGCACCAGAGCGCCGGACATCGGCCCCGAGTGATGCTCGCCCGTGATCGCCTCGCCCTCGTAATCGTGGCCCACCATGCCGTGCAACAGGACAGAGACCGCTGAAATCAGCGCAGAGATCGGCCCGTCGTCAGACCCAGAAGTCACCCCAGCGTACAATTTGACGTCAGCGCGCGTTGTCAGATCCACGTAGCCCCCTCGAACGGCACCGAAACCCAATGAGCTCCGGTACCGTCGAATTCAGGGTTGCGCTTAAGCGATGTTCATCTTGCGCCAAGCGTTATTGGTACCAACGGCGCTTGTCGGGATGACACGACCATCGACACGTTCGTCAATCGTCCACTCAGTCAAGCCCGTTGTACCATCGCGTTCGACATCCACGCGAATGCCGGACCGCTCGCCCCACGCGTACCACATCGGGTCGCCGAACCACAGAATGTCATCGAAGCCCGAGCCGCCGGGATGCTCGTAAACCGGCTTTCCGAACATGCGTCCCTCAGCTGCGGGGTCTCCATCGCCAAGCGGCCGTGGTGCGTTGAATTGATCGACAAAAATGGGTCGCCCGTTGCTGTCGATGACGCTCATAATCGTCTGCATCATCGCATCGTTGCCGAAAAACATGGCATTTCGCCGGTACTGTTTCGGCAGCGCGTAGTAAAGCGCCGCGACATCTACATAGACAAGCTCACCTGATGTCTCCTCAGCAACTGTGGTGATCGATGCACCATCGATTCCTTCTGTGATGTCGGAACCGGCACCAGTAGACGTAACTATTTGCGTGTCCTCTGCTGCCCCGATGGCATTCCCCGCGACCACGGTGAGCTGATTCGCCATGTTGAATCCCGTGTCCTCGAGGAAGTTACGGCCAGCCGAATACCGAACACCGAGATCCGTCGCCGCAAGCAACGCAGAGTCGGGGTTGGGGGTGTTGTCGGTAAACGCGGCATTTTCCGCCCGTGTGTCTGCAGAGGCCGTGGGCAACACGGGAATGCGCTGTGTCTGCGATGTCATCGGAAACACATTGATCAAAGCCCGCATCATGGACGCCGCGTCCCGCTCCAAGATCAATTGATTGGCGAGCGGCAGCGGCAGCAGTTCACCGCCAGAACCAGCACCGAGGCCCGAATCCGCATCGGGAGTACCCTCGAGCAGAGCCGCACGCGAGTAGCCGAGACTTTCGACATATCGGCCATTCAGCTCGTCATAGAGCCGAATACGCTCGGTCACGTTGCGCTGCACAACTGCCCGTACCCACTGACGAGTCAAGTCGTCCATCTGCGGGTTGCGGGCTGCGCGGAAGTCGTTGCGCTCTTCAAGAGTGCGCCCATTTTCCATTCGCCGGTACAGCGGATCCCTGGCATCCCCCAGCACGTGAACGCGCTCGATTTCGAACAAAGCGCCGGCCTGGTTGCGGGAGCCGCCAGGATTCGGACTCTCTTCCTTTGTCTCGGGGATCGGGGGCTTTCGACTGCGCTCGCCCTCGAGCTTGGTCGCGAAATCCTCGACGGCCTTGAGTGCCATGTCGCGCGATTCCGTTCGAACGCCCTCGATCGCTGCGGCCAGTTTGTCTTGCATTCGGGTGATCGCTTCGAGCTCAGCGCTGCCCTCATCCTCGGTGTTGAGTTCACTCATCGGAGAAGTCTCCCTGTCAGGCGCTGAAAAACTGTCCCCAGCGCATCGTCGAGCTCTGACCTATTACGCGCCCGCCAATCGCCGATCTGGCGCTCGAGAGCGTCAAGGCCATACTCGAATGCCGGCGGGATAGGGGGGTCATCGCTCGAGGTCGTGTTCTCGGCTGCCCGGAGTCGCTCCTCGAGATCCGCCACGGATACCTCGAGAGCTGCGATGATCGAACCCTCACGGCTCTGCTGAGCATCGTCGAGGTGATCCACCAGAGAATGCCACATTTCTCGAGAGATGGCATTCTCGGCCGCCTCAGAGCGCCCGATCAGCGCCTCTCGGTCTGCCGGAATCGCCACAATGCTCTGCTCGATCGCGCGGGAGGTTTCGAAATAGATCCCGTACCGTTTACGAGGGTCTTTTTCGGTGCGGCTGACGTGTGCGGGGTGTTTTCGCGGCAGTTCACGACGCTCGATGTGACGAATCGAATCCCACGTGAGTGAGACCCCGCAAATGTCACCCCTCGAGATCGCGTCCACCAGGTCGCGCCGCGCCTCGAGCGCTTCACCCTCGCCCGTAAGCCGGATTCGGCCCACGCCCCGTGTAACGGGTATTCCGCCCACAGCGTCTTTGCGAATCTTCGAAACATTGCCCACATTGCCCAGGGCGCTGCGCTGGTGATCGAGCTGCAGCGGGAGCTCGTCGGGGGTCTCGAGTCCGCGCATCGAAACGATGTGTCCGTCGCTGGCCTCGCCCTCGCTCGCCATCACCATATCGAATTCACCAGTATCGGTATCGATTCGAGCGTCCAGCGTTGCTTGTCGTGCGTGACGTGCTTGCATCATCAATCCCCCAAAACCGCTGTATCGAAACAGCGGCAATTGATCCCGTTGTGAGCGCTGAGCCGTCCCCCGGTTGCCGAAATGCGTGGAGCCAGCGCACCCTCGGCGGGTTTCTTGCCGACCGGCGGGATCATAAACACTCCATCTTCAGCCACGGTCACGCTTTGCATCGCTTGATGCTGATCTCTGACCCGATCCCCATC